GTCCGCGGTATTTGCAAAAATTGTTTTTAGAGAGTAGTTTTTTCCTTCTATCTTACATTTTATTTGGGTTTGATACAAGAAATAAGCTTGATCTCTAGGGTAATAAAGCCTTAAAAGAATAGCGATGACAATTTGAATAATTCCCAGAGATCTGGAAGCATCCATTGTTTCAAAATCAGTTAAAACAAGTTGTGTTTTCCTATTCAAAACTATTTTGCTAACAAAATCTTGGAAATGAAATTCATCATCACAATAAACTACAATTTGATACTTGTCTTTTAACAAGTAATCTAACATAGCAGTACATGCTGATGCATTGAACATTTGAGCTAATTGTATCATTGGCGGAGATGGTATAGTCGTTTGACCACACTTTCCTGTCGTCACACCACGCATATCTGAAGTAAATTTCATTTGATCTTTGACTATTGAAATTCCACACTTAGCTTGCCAAGTTGAGTCATTTAACAGTTTGCCATATTTTGATCTATTAGAATCTATTTTTGCCATCATTTTGCTTGAAATACAATTCAAAATATCATAATCAGCTTGTTTTTGAATCTTAAATTGTTTTTCATAATCAATAAAAACACCAAAGAACTCATCAACCACATAGTTCACTTCATTTTCACTTAGCTCAATAGAGCTACCAGAAACTGAACATCTATTTAACACAGCTTCTAAATCAAAAATAGCATCTGCACTGCTTTGCTTAACTACTAAATTGTGAGGAATGAAGCATGCAACTGGATCACGAACAGTGCTGTGCAATCTAATCTCAGATGACATTTTGAAAGAGACATTTATTTTATTTTTTAAAGACAATGGTCTTACTTCAGCAATATCTCTGATATTCATATTTGTAAAATTTGAATTATGCTGAATGAGTTTATTCAAACCAACACCCAAATCAATCATATCTATGGTTGGAACCAATCTTATAGAGAATTCAGAATCATTTATGTTTTCACATAAAAATTTTTTCTCTAAAGGTTCATGGTGAACAATCACCCAGTTAACAGAAAATGGAATTCTTTGAGCTTCACATAGATAATCTGCATTTTTTACAAAATCATAATTCACTTGAGTGCCTATTTTATGTGCTTCAATTGTTTTAATTGATACAGTTTTAGACCCCAGCAGCTCTCCTGCCCAAACATTTAGATTGTGTATTTTTTTGTCAACTTTAAGGAAACTTTCATTAACCATTAATCTTCTATAACTCTCTATTGCCTTTTTGCTAATCAAATTAATATCTTTTGATCTAGTTAATGCAACAATCATATGGTGTTTATGCTTTATAGATGAAATTTCATCTAAATGGATAACTATATTTGATCTAGCACCTTGACTCTCATGAATTGTGTTTACCAAAACATTCTGTAAACTTTTATTTATTAT